GGCGCAGAGGGATGTGTATTAGGTAGGTTGCGCTTAAGTACCCAAGGGTCTGCATTTGAGCCGCTAGTGAACACCGATAACTTATCTATGTGACTACTTTGATCAACATCAGGCTCCGTAGCCATGTCAACCATACCTTCAAAGAATAAGTAAGGTGCATCCAACGCCATCTGAAAGTACGACATATTAATGAATCGAATAACTCTAGCCTTGGCCTCGGGCGAGGAAGAAGGATTCCAGTCTGCCAAGTCGAAGACTCTTTGGTAAATGTCGCTCAGATTCATTTTTGCACCTATAAAAGAAAAGGGGGATTAGGAGCTAGATAACTCCTAACCCCCCGAAGGCAGTTACGCCAAGACTCAGTGACTAACGCGCTAGCGTTATTAGAGACTTCTGCGGTGTGGCCTCGGCAACTAATACAATACCGAAGGTAGCGAAACCTTCTGTTGCATTTGTTTCCGCTACGCCAACGGCTGTGTCAGGGTATGCCAGACAAGTGTTAACTGCGACTGAACCCGCTGTCTTAACCTCTCCGACTCCACCGATTTGGATGAAGCCATAAGAACCAGAGGCAATAACGTGTTGGGCAACACCCGCAATATTAGCAGTAGACTGCAAACCTACAGCCGCATCGTAAGGAGCGGGAATGACATACGCCGTGCCAGTTGCTGACGCAACCCACGAGCACACATCACCGATCGCTAACGTCGAGTCAGCCTTGACATACATCCAGATGGCGGGGGGCAAGTCAGAAGCAGGCTGAGAAACCATAAATTTCTCCCCCACTGGAAACTGTGCCGTTGTGGATACTGTTGTTACTTCTATACCAGAAACTACGCGCATGTGAACCTCCTAGCTCAACGCTGTGCCAGTCACGATACCGTTAGCACGACGCTGAACAGTATGTAGACCGAAATAAAGGATAAGCTCGTAGCGGTAAGCATCAAGATCAGGAATACGCATTGGCGCACCTTGGTCGAAGAAGCCCTTTCCTTCCATAGATGCGTTTTGCCCGAGGGTGAACGCTTCAAAGGAAGATGAGTTGAGCATGTAAATACAACCGTCCGCTTGAGTACCGGTTAGTTTAGTTAGATCGATTGAGTCTTCGAGGTAGAAGTCAGAATCGACAAACTTAATTGATTGACGACCGTAGTTCTTACCGTCTGTAGACTCGATGTGTCCAGTACGGACGTGCTCTTGCAAGCTGTCCATGTAGTTGAGGAAAGAAACCTCATCACCGAACATCATGTCAACAGTACCGTCAGCCACACGACCTTCACGTTGACACTTGAAGTAAACTTCACGCATCTTGCGAACGCCATCTACACTGAAACCAGTAGTAGTTGCGAATTGGTTTTGCCAGCCTGAAGTACCTGCTGATGACAACCCATGAACTGGGTTAGAGTCAGTTGAAGCAGAGGCTTTTAACAGGCCGTAGCGGTCTGCGCCGCCGTCTGGGTTGTATGTAGCCTCACCGTTGAGGGTGAAGAAACCGCCAACGCCGTTTGCGCCGTCACCAACTGCGAGTTGCTGTGAAAGCATCTCGTAGAAGTCATGAAGAGCACGCTCTGGGTATGTTTTGATTAGTTTAGCAAGGTCTTGCTTACCATTCGCTTCTGCCATGTCCTTACGGGGCACGTCAAACGCGTAGATCAAGCGAGGTGCAACTTCGTTACCGCGAACAGCAAGCTGCTTACGACCACCGTTGATGACCTCGTTACCACTTTGAATGTGAGTAACTTGTCCAGGACCGCCTGTTACGACGGTGAACTCGCGGGAAGGGCCCTCAAGTTTCTTTTTGCTGAGATTACCACCCGTCACGATTGCGTCGAGAAGCGGATGCCACTTTGTAAATGTCTCACTATACCCCGGAAGCAGGTCCGTAAGGGTAGAAGCAAGAACGTCTGGGCTTATAGCCATTGTTGTCTCCTAGTCAGGAAGGTTGAACCGCTTCTGGGCACGATTAAGCGCAACATCGCGCATAGTCTCCCAACTGCGTTGTTTTCCAAGTCCCTCAACAGAACTAGCACTCCGCGCACCCTGCACCCCTGCAACCTTTGCAGCTGCGGGACGTGGGGTAGGCTTTGTGCCAACACCTATTGAAGATTTGCCGCCTTCTACTTGACCCCGAGCAAGGTCCACTGCCAACTCGTCTGGGGTTCCGCGTAACTTAAAGTTCACTGCTGCGGCTTTAAGTGCGGGGTTTTTGGCCAACTCTGCAGCGGCCTCGGGCTCCCAACCCTCTGTGAGAAGCGCAGACATAGTCTTGCCCAACTTCTCATTAGTAAATAATTCTGGGTGGCGACGGCGGAAACGCTCTTCGTAGCGGTCCACGTCAGCCTTAATTGCTGCTTCTATTGCTTCTTCCCGTTGCTGAGACTTAGTATGAAGTTCGTTATACTTAGTCTCCCACTCACTTGAGGAGTTGGTTAGTTCTGCAATTCTAGGGTCATCTTCTTTGGACTCCCACAACTGACGGAGATCAGAAAGTTCCGTAAGGTGGGCCTGCTTCGCCTGATTGTGGTGTCCCCAGAGCGCGGAGATAAACTCACGCGAGTCTTCGGGGAACTCCTCAACCTGTCCATTCCAGTCCTTAAACTTAAAGTCTTTAGTACTGGGGTAAGAGTAGGAGGGAGCGGTGGGTGCCGCTGGAACTTCAGGTGCAGCAGCCGCCTCAGGGGCAGCCTCCACAGTAGAAGGCGCATCTGCCGCAGGCGTAGATGATTGTGCTGCCTCGGCAGGTGCCGCTTCAACTGGTGCGCTCTCTATGTTAGTCTCAATGGCATCACCCATTACTCACTCCTGCTTTGTGCCTAATATGGCTGGTTGTCGTTGTCAAACTAAAAGAACTTCTTGACCCCGGCCTCACCGGAGTTAACTAGGGCCTTGCGCTTCATCTCGGCCTTTCTTGATTCACTGTAATGATGTCTATCTCGGTAACCCTTCTTTTGCAGTTTTTTAGTTACTTTGTCTTCGAGTTTCTCTTTCTCGTGCTGCCAAATCTTATCGTTAGGTCCATAGATTTGCTGGTCTGGGTTAGCCTTCTGCCATTGCCTCAGTTCGCCAGGGTCCGTAAACGTCTTGCCAGCGTTAGGTATAGTAAGTGGGCGGTCACACCGTGGGCCTACGAACATTACAGGTCGTATCAAAATACTAAGATAACCTCCACAGTCGCAACTGACTTTTCCCGCTTGGAGTTCTTTGTGCCCTTCGAGGGAGCAGAAGTACTCATCCACCAGACCACACCCTGAACACTCCGTGTCATAGAGGGGCATCTACGCCTCCGGGATGTCAGTAGTGGGTAATTCAGTGTAATGCCCCATCTCGTCTAGGTCTACGAGCCCAGACGCTACGGCAAGTCTAGACACTTCCCCTACAACGTGTCCTTTCACTTCGATAATTAATTTATCTTTCTGTGAGTGACGATAAAGTACTGCGCCAGGAATACTTACTAAGTAGATTACTGGTTTGTCCGTTTCTTCTATCTCAAATTCTTTTACCACTGTGCCCTCCTAAATTGCTGGTGTTGAACCGTCTAAAATAGGTAACCCTTCTGGAGCCTCTTGCAAAGGAGCTTCTGCTCCCGCAAGTCCGCCAGGAGGTGCACCTTCTTCTACGCCAGGGGGCGTACCAAGGCCTGGGGCCATCGGTTGCTGCTGTTGAGGCTGCGGTGTAGCGAACACTTCTGGAACTTCTAAAAGTTCTAGCATTCTTCTTGCTAACTTCGCGCCATCCACAAAAGGTGCAATCGCAGGATTACCTGTTAACGGTGCCATCCACTGCTGCATCTGCTGAAGTTGTACAACACGGTTGTTGTCTGCCGCTGAGTAGGGGACGGCCTCGTAGGCGTACATTTCTACGGACTCTGTGTGGTCTACTTCTTCCACGCCTACCATACCCATGCCGTCCCTGTTGATTTCCTCATACGGGGCCAACTCATCTACTCTGACCATCAGTAGGTCATCGTCACTTAGGTTCTCTTCCCACAGTCTCATTGCGCTAGTGGTCATCCAACTTAACGCCGAGTATACTTTCTTTTGGCGGCTACCATTGCAACATCCGTATTACCAACACCACCACGAGAATACTTAGATAAACCAAGAGTCTGCTCAATCGAAGCCTCCAATCTATTAGTTACGTTTGCAAAGTCAGGGGATAGGGAGGGGGTCTGCATCATGCCGATGATGTGCTCGATAGGCGCACTCTGGCGGCCCTCTACTTCGAGTAAGTCTCCGACATTCAGCCGCTCGAATGCAGACTTGACATCAGCAGAGTTATCGCACAGACCTTTGTTCAGTGTCATGACAGGGATAGAAGACTTCATGAACCAGAGACGAAGGCTTTCAACCTCGTTCAGTTCCTCCAGCATCGGGGCAATGAGTTTAACATCGCTCATCCCTGCAACATCTTCTAAGTTTGAGTTGAAAGTCAACAGGCGGAAAGGATTCTTGAGGTGCCGGTAAGGTAACTCTTCTGAGTAGAAAGGCGTGGACTGCCCGTCTACGATCATGTGGAACCGACCGTCACCTACGAAATCGTAGAACTCATATACAACTACCCACTTAAAGACTTCCCGCGCTGTGTCAGACATATAGTTTCCAGTCTGAGTCTTATCTGCAAGCCACTTAGGGTAGGCGTTGTAATCAGTACGTTCTAGGATATCTTCCAACTTACGAAGTTTTTCTAGGATACGAGTCTCTTCCGAGGACTTGATATCAACAGAGACAGCATCGACCTTTGGCATTTCTTCCATGATGTCTTCTGCCATATCTTTTTCTATGTCGGCCTCTTTCATCTTGAGGTCTTGCAGTTCGCCAGCGCACGCTTCCAGCTGCTCCTTTATGATAGACTCAAACTCTTCCTTAGTCTTAACTGTAACCTGAGCGACATAACGAACATCTTCCCACTTCTTGGCCTCACGGTCGAACCAAACGAACTTAGGGTCTACGACTGAAAATTCTGGACGGTTGTGACGCTCTGACCAGAAGGCTTTGAAGAACGCACGTCCACAAACTCCTGCAAGAGTCGCTGCTTCCCAGAGTTGTTCAACGATCTCAGTTCTGTCAAATAGGTCATTGACAAGCATCTCTCTGCGCTTTGCCTGATTGCGCAAGGACTCTTTCTTTGGTAGAATTGTAACTGCGGGGTTTGGCGGTACGACGGAAGCAACCATTGTATCGACGTAGGCATAGGCATAGTTTACCTCAGTAACGGGTGTGTCCGCCCTCTCGTCCATTCCGCCCAGAACATTCTGTGCCTCGTCACCATTCGAGGACCAGTACTCCGACCGATAGAACGACCGGTACTTGTCAAAAGTAGAATTTTCTGTTTCCGCCCGTTTGCGATGAGCGTGAATCAGTTCATTTATCTGGGTGTCCGTAAGAGCCATCTATTTTCTCCTTCGCTTCTTATAGCGAGTTTTGGTGTGTGATGCCTTCTTATCCTTAATCTCAGTGTCGCCCTGTTGCTTTTTAAACTCCTGAATCTGGTTATAACTGTATTCAGAAAATTTTAAAACTTGCTTTTCTGGTTCGGGAGCCTTAGGCTTGAACCTGCGGGGCATCCACTCCCTTGCGCCTTCGATACCTAGCATCAACGCTGATACCTTATCCCAGTGATGACGCTCACGTCGGCCCTTCCCTACCTTACCTCTTAGTTGCACGGCACTGGACGCTTCTTCGATTTTTTTGTCATGGCCGTAAGTCTGAAGTTGGCTGAGAGTATCAAGGTCCCGAAGCTCAAGGGTATCGAGCAATGCGTCTTGAAGCCCTGCGAGCATCTTGTCTTTACTCTGGAGAGTGGATGTAATTCCAGGCCTAAAGGGTTTCTCATAGATAATCTCGGGGTAGCCTAACTGCCTTAGCAAAGTAATGGTCCCTTGGCCAACACCATTAGACTCAATAGCCAATCTAGCCTTATTGTACTTAAGTCCTACGTCGTTCAACTTGTTGGTAAACGCTAGAGGGTCCGTGTGAGCAGCGTAGCAGGCGACTTGAGTCCACTCGCCTTCGTATACTTTCAGTACTTGGAATGATGCGTGATCTCGTGCCGCATGGCCTGCAGGGTCAACTCCGATAACGTACTGTGCTCCAGCCTCTGGCTGCTCGTACTCCAT